TAAAAATGTGATTAGTTGTGACTATAATGATGACTATGTGTTATTTGAATGCCAAGATTGCAGAAAAGCTTTTGCAGTAAAAAATAATAATCATTTAGATTACATCATACAAATAAAGGAGGTATAAAATATGTTTATCATTTATTGGATAATGTCAGCCATGTTTGGAATTATGGCGAGTGTAGACGGTTCACTTTATGGAGTTTGGTTCTTATGCTGTCTAGGTTGCTTTATTCTAGGTTTAGTAAATTTATTAAAAGGAGGGTACTAATTGACAATTTTAGCAACGTTTGTCACTATAATTTTATCGTTTATTTTTATAGTTGACTTTTTACTTATAATTGATCTTATTATTACACTATGGAGGTTTTTCAAATGACAATCAAAGACGACATTAAAGCAATTAACAAAGATATCTTAAAAGCAAAGAATTTTAAATGGCAGGTTAAACGCGCTAAGTATTGGCTAGTTAAATTACAAAACATCTACCCTGATTATGAATTTAAAACTTATTTTAAACCGCTACGTGATAGAAATATCATTTTTATTGACTATAAAGTAAAAGGGGTTGATTGAAATGCAAGACTTGTTTGAACGAGTTATAACTGCTAAGGAGCTACAAGAAAAAGAAGACTTTAAAGGAGGGAATGAGTGGCTGATAGAACACTTAATTCCACGAGGTCAGGCAGGTTTGACAATTGCACCACAGAAGTCTTTCAAGAGTTCTACCACGTTGCAAATGGCTTTAAGCGTAGCTAAAGGTGTCCCCTTTGGCTATTTTAAAACTAAACAAGCGAACGTGCTTATAATTGACAATGAGGATACTGATTTCGTATTACATCAACGGTTAAAGGCTTATAGTGATGTTCCTGATAATTTGCACTTTATTACTGGGGGAATTTTTAAGCTAGACAACTTGGACCACATGAATGGCTTATATAAGTTCATCAAAGATAACAATATCAAGTTTGTTATTTTGGACAACTTAAAAGACATGCTGACAGACCGCA